CAGAATATCCATGAGCTGCTGAAGTCGTAATCGTTGTTATGTTGGTGGTTCTAGCGACAGTTGTAATCGTTTTACTTGCCTTGGATACATTGTCCAAAGATAAGTCTGTTGCATCTAATTGAAATAGTTTTGTTGCACCACCTGCAAAAACTAATGTAGCACCATTAACTGTCTTACCAGCCACCACATTAGTTAAGTTTTCTGATGCAGCTGCTGAGTAATTAACAGCCGACTGTACTGGGCCATATCCTATAGCCTTTGGAAAGACATTCTCAGCTCGCTGAAGTCCATTTGTAGTGCCTGGCTGATCAGGAGTCCATTCACCAAACGCTATTCTACTTATTGCCATGTTTCATTCCCAATTGTCTGATTTGTCCAACTTGTACTTTCAATTGCAATAGGACTCCAAGTTTCTGCACCTGTAGTCTGGTTTGACCATGTGGTACTTTCAATAGCTACTGCTGACCAAGTTTCTGCACCTACAGTCTCATCTACCCACTCATCACCCATTACCCTACCATTACAGATAACTACAGCATTTCCATTTATTACACCAATACCTACGAAAACTGCATTGCCATTTGCATCGACTAAAGCCTGACCATTTACAACTGCAACTGCGTTATATTGCACCCCACCTACGCATATAACCGTTGCTGTACCATTTACTTCAGCTCCACTTGAAAGTAACCTTATTGCCTCTGCAACAACCGTTCCTGTGGCTGTTATTGCGCCCTCAGAGGTTCTTATTCGTGTTGCATCTGAGACAACTGTACCTGTTCCATCAATCGCTGCCTCACCATTACGAATAGCAAAACCATTTGCTACTACATCTGCATTACCATCTATTGCACCATCACCATATAAAACACAAGTATTTGCTGAGTTCCATATCGGATCATCAAAACTAATTGTTATCTGCTCTAATGTTCCAAATAGATCAATACTATCTATCGTAAATGGGCCACAATAATCGGCTGGCATTATGCAAGTGTTACTGTCAAACTACCTGAAGTTATCTTAAAAATATCGCCTGTATCAATCGTCTTAGAAGTATTCAAAGGACTATGATAAAGAAGATTACCACTCGTTGAGGCATCCCAGATACCAATCCAACCTACAGTTCCATAACTTGCCGTTGCCTGTGGATATGTAATATCAGCAGTAGTAGTCGATGCACCATTACTAGGCGCACCAAATGTAGCAGCTTGTCTTACATAAGAGCCACCACTTACTTCTGCTCCTGTACCAGCATCTGTTGGATCAGCCGTATGTAAACTGACATAGACCGCAGCAGGTGCAGTAAAGTTAGTAGCTCGTAATGTACCATTGATTAGCGCATTTTCAAGATAGTTTGAAATTTCAGCCATGTTAAATCCTTTTAAGTTACTTTCATTTGTAAGGGTACACCAGCAAACTCGCTACTTTCATTCGCCTCAGTAATATTCTTAATTGCTCGATCATATAAGGTAGACCATAGTTGCGACCTAGCATCATTAATCAAATAAGGTTCTGCCTCGATTAAAGAGCCATAAAGAAGTGCATCAGGATAATTAGCTAGAAATACATTTGATGTATTAGCAGTTGATAAGAATGTAGGCTTTGCATAGTACAAAACTTCTAATGTATAGATTGCATCAGGTACAGGTGCGAATTGAAACTCTGAGGCTAATAATGTATAAAATACTGGTAGCCCAATAACATCTGCCTTTGCCTCTCTTGAGAACGCACTTGGTGACATATAAGATAATGGCCTTCTTGGATTCCCTTGAATAAACAAATCACGAATCTCTAAGAAATCTGTAGGCAATGCTACCTTTGCATCGTTTGCAATTGTAGGAGCTGTTGCTGAATTTAACATGAGTCTGGTTCTTAACTCTCGACCTAATCGAATTTCTGCAAACCGAATGAAATCAGGTATCTGAGTAGTTAAATCACTTCGCCCTAGATACCCTGCGACTGATGCCTGTAAGTCAGAATAGTTTGTATAACTCATATTTTTTTCTCTATGTTATCCCACGAGTATGTGTATGCACCAATATGCCTTATCCCCATTGATAACTCATGGTCTACCCAAGTTTCAATTCCAACATCTTTAGCCTTTATACAAAAATATATATCTTCACCCAAAATCTTGTTATCAGGTAATTGCTCAAAGTAAAAATAAGGTTCTTCTAACTTAGCAAATACTTCAGTCTTAATCATCATTACCCCACAACCTATCCCATCTGCTTGACTAATTCCAGTCATTACATTGGAATAAATCGGTAACCAAGAACAACTACCATCTTCTTCTATCCGCAAATTCTTTGCAGTTGGAGTAACTGGTTCACTTCGAGTCGTTGCATTAACTCCGATAATATCTTTATCATGCGCTAGAAGTCTTGTAATCGTATCCTTTGGAAAACGCATATCTGCATCTATAAACACAATATAATCACATTTTGCATCTATTGCTGTATGAACTAATTTATTTCGTTGATCAAATATTAATGTTCCTGATGCTGTATAAATATCTAACTCATGGTCTGTAGTCTTACACATATAACCAACCATCGCTGCCAAGTCAAATGCAGTCTGTACTTCCATCTGCCCTCGTGCCGGTATACATATTGCAAATCTCATACATTACCGCCTCTAGTTCTAAATACACGATTCTCAGGAGCATTTAACCACTTACTCAAAGCCTTTGGATCTGTAATGTAATAACCTCTCATAATACCTAATTTGTTCAAATCTTCAATTATTAGGGGAGGCAATTCTGCTATCTTATTTCTTCGATCAAGAGGCTTATCACCCCAATTTGTCTTACCACTATTATCATTAAACTGTCGCTTGGTATGTTCTGCAAAATCACCCATCTCTGTCTCAGCGTGAATAATAATGCCACCTTCACCATCAGCATGAGCTGTTCTGGTTATACCATTCAAACTTCCTAAATTACCTCTTTTACCTAACATTTGTTCTCCAAAAATAGGAGTAGGTTTCCCTACCCCTAAGTCTAAATTAACTCAAGTCGTATACACCACCATGAGCTGCTTCATTGCGAACCTCTAGTGTTAATTCTGCCAAAATTTGTGTCTTGTCAGAGTCACCTGCTTTTGCGAGATCATTCGTTTGGAATGGGCGCAAATAAGCTAATGCTGCATACTCTGGATCGAGTATGAGTGCATCACGAGTACGCATGAAACGATTTGGCACAATCTGTAGTACACCAAAGTCAGACTGATACAAATCAGCACCAGCTAGGATAGTTGCCTGTCCGTTAGTAGGTACTTGATAACGCTGTGCTGCTAGACCTGTAAATCCTGATACAACTTGCTTCTGTGCAGGACTTACAAACAAGGCTGCTGGAGTACCACCGCTAGTAAATACTTTAGCGATAACATCCTTTAACAATGTTTCTGTAAATGTCCTAGTTGTACCATCTGTTCTTGTAGATACTCCAATTGTTGTTGGATCAACACCAGTTACTGATGTACCATTCTTGCTTGTATTTGTCTTGATATAACTCAAGAGTGAACCCATTACACGAGCAGTCGTAGCACTTGTACCGTTTGACTGACCTTGGTTAGCAGTAATAATCGCCTCAATATCTCGCTTGATTTCTGAACTAGCCTTGGCTAATTGATAAGCCTTTTCAGACTTACGACCAGCCTTGTCTACTGCTTCTAGAGTACCTGATACTTGTACTGTCTTACCAACAATTTGCGTAAAGTTTCCAATACGAACTGTTGGAGTAACAGTAATTGAAGTAGCATCAGCACCTTCAACAAGTGCGTTAGCACTAGTTGCAGCAGCTAGAGTATCTGTCTGCCACTCGTGATAAGTGCCAGTAGCCTTACTCTTACCAATCGAATTCATAATTGGTGTATCAGTTGGTGCAATACTATAAATTACATCGCTTAAATCTTCTCGTGCGCCTATCGCACTATATCTGTCAAATGTTGGCATTTTAATTCCTTATTATAAAAATCGTTCGAATAACTTTGCAGCGTCTTTCTTGTTTCCAGATTGTCGCAAACGCTCAAAGTCCTTTTTTTGTGCTTCTTGGTCAGAACTCTTAGGGTTAGAAGTCCCAGGCCTTAATGTCTTTGGTGCTGACTGAACTTTCTTTAGTGTACCTGATTTACCAGCCACTAATTTGTCATACATCATCGACTTGTACAGAGCTGTTACAGCTCGGCTATCATAAACTTGGCTTAGTTCTTGGTCTGAGAATCCAATAGACTTCGCATATACACGAATGTCTCTACGGATTACTTCAGCCTTTGCCTCATCCTTAAACTCAGGAATCAGATCAACTAGCTTTTGTTGTTCCTGTTGGACATGAGATTGCAATACTTGGCTCTGTTGTTGTGCCTGTTCTTGCTGTACTCTCTGTCTTTCAGCTCTGATAGCTTGGATTTGTTTTTCCTTCTCACTACGATCTGCTACGGCAAGTGCATAACCAATCGGATCATTTTCTCTGAGTTGAGACAAATCCTCAGTACCCGACTGTTGTTGTAGCATCTGCTCAATAACTTGGAGTCGTTGTGCATAGGTATCACGAACCTTGGCTGTTTCTGCAATCTTACTGCGCTCTACCTCTACGGCTTTGCGCTGTTCCGCTAAAGATTGCGTCTTTTTCTGATAGTCTGCAGTCCGACTGTATCCGTTCAAAAGCTCATCAAGGCTTACCTCCAACTCCTCACCGTTGGCTCGCACTCGGTATTTGGGAGATTCCTCTACTGCTTCTTCTTCGTATCCAGTATCATCCGCATTTGCATCTGCATTGAACTCTACTTCTACACGATCTTCTGGGTGAGCTTGCGCTTCCTCGGACTGTGGTTCAATCATAGACATAAATGCGTTAGCTGCACCGCTTATCGATCCATCTACACTCCCATTTGGGTTGGTGTTTTCGCTCATTTTATTACCCTTTTTTCATTGTTAAAAAACTTTAAATCGCTTCTTTTCAATTTGTACTTGTTGCACGAGTGATTGTAAAGAGGCTTCAAATTCTTCAATCGCCCTCAGTTTAACTAATGCTCTCTCTCGACCTTCAACATCATCATCAGCAGAACCGAATATAACCGACTTATAAAAATCCTTCTGTGCTGTCAAAATCTCAACAAAGAACTCATCTTTTAATAAATTGTGTGCTCTTTCTGCCTTATTCATTGCATCCCCATTTCAGCAGCCTTCAATTGTGTTTCTGCCTGAAACTTGGCAGTTTGCAGTTCTAATTGTGCCATTGCCTTCTCACGCTCAAGTTGTATTTCAGCACTTGCCTTCTCTCTAGCCAACTGAATATCTGCTTGAGCCTTCGCTTGATCTTGTGCAATCTTTGCCTGAGTCTTGGCTTGATCACCTTGAATCTGTGCTTGAACCTGTTGCGTATAAGCCATGACCGCGGGATCTAGTTGTGGTTGCTGTGGTGGTGGGTTAGATAACATCTGATCCATCTCAGGAGTAATCTCTTTAAAGAACTCGGTAGAGTCTTTATACCCTGCTGCCTCAATAAATCTACCTAAAGTCTCTCGATATTGTCCCATTGAAACTAATGGATTAGCTGGCCCTTGAGTCTGCAATATCTGCTCTTGCTTCTGTAATACCATTGCAGTCATCGCCATCTGCTGATCTTTGTTACCAGTTCCTAATCCTACATTCACAGTCATATCATAAGCATTTGACCACTCTCTAGGATCAATAGCGACATACTTTC